CCTAATCTCAATCCCATTATCTAATTTGTTTGGTGCTATGCACATATTTTCTAACTTTCTTTCAATTTGGTGTCACTAATGCATATATGTAACAAGGGTGGGTATATGTCCGCCTTACCCCCTCCAATACTTGGAGTTTCCGGGGGTAAGGCTGTGAAAGTTATTCAACTTTCTGTTGTTTTATGATTGTACTTCGCCAATCTTTTAGCTCCCAATGGGCAGGATCGTATATTGATTTCCAATCTCCTCCCCATGTGATCTTTATGTTACGTTTTCGCGCAATTTCTTTGCCGACTGCTCCTATACAGTCCCATTCTTTTTTGCTTAAATTCCATGCGCGAGTGGCGTGGATTATATCGCACGCTTTTCCGTATTGATGGCTTCCATCAAACTGAACTTTGCTTCTGCCTTCGTTATAAAGCTGTTGTTGTCGTTCAGCTGAACGCAGAAACTCAAACGCTCGAATTGGTATATTTCGGCGTTTCATTGCTTTGGAAAATGCTTTCCAAAACTCGACTATTTGTGGATCTACTCCAATATAGTCGTTTTCTGTTTGAAGGATTTTAACCCAAAGTTGGTTTGTAGCGTTTGGTACTGCTAGTGATCGTGCCGCTTCAACATGTGTTCTGTGGACTAATTCGTCCCTATGCCAGAACTGGATACGGTCTATAAACCGTATCCAGCGAAGAAACTTACTCGGTGGTTTCTCCTGCATCTGGTTCTGCCTCTTGTGGTGCTTCAACGACTGTTTCAGCTTCTGCTTTAATTTTTGCTACTTCAGCTCTGAATGCAGCTCTTTCGGCCTCTAGCTGTGCGTTGCGTTGTGTTTCGTTGTGTTTCATAAATTGTACCATACGATCAAATTCAGTGCTGTTGTTTACACGTGGTTCAATAGACGTGAAACTTGGTTCATCGCTATTTTGTACTGATTGATCTAGGTCTGGTATATTTACAAATACATCAGCTGATTTTTCAGCTTTAATTTGCACAAACGTTGTTGCTGGTGCTGTGTATTGAATTTCTGTTTTTCCGTTTGATGTTCCCATCAATACGGCGTCAGACATTTTGTTGTCAGTAGAGACCCAAATTTCAACATTACTGTTTGCAGTAAGTTCAAATTTTACATGTCTTGGTTTGATTGATGGAAATTCAATTATTTGGCCTGCCTTTGAGGCTGACCATTTTGTTGTATTGCCGTGCTTAATTCTATTCATTTTTGTTTTTCCTTTTTAAAATGAGCAGGGGAGGGGAGGGCTCCCCTGCTTTTTATCACTTAACGATACGCGAGGAATCGACTTGTGAAGTGATTGTGTCGTAATCAGAAGTTGCATCTGTTTCTTGTAGTCCTGCACCGAATACGGTGTTTCCTACGATCGACATATCTGTGAGACATGTAATTTCAAATGCATCTGATACTTGATCGGCAAATACTTTTTTGTGCAAACCTGAACATAAATAAAAGTCTTCATTTAGCGTTGGGTTTGTTGATTCAGCGGTCCATATTTTTGCACGATCTTCGTCAAATGAGTCATTTGCAGGGCGGTAATACTTACCACCTACATTTACCGCATCTCTTTGCCATTCGTGATTTAATGGTGCGTAACCAAATGTTCCATCTGGTGTTGCGTGGTTTACGTCAGCGTGGTCATTTTTTACAACTGCCACTTTTTCTGGGTCTAATACATCACGCAGATAGTTTGGTAACGTATCTGGATCTGTTGTGTATAAGAAATAGTCTTTCTTACGTTCCCAGAGTTGTTCTGGCACTATTTCGGCAGTTATCATTATAACGCCGCCGGTATTCATAGCCGGTGTTCTAATTGACATGTCAATTGTTGCCATACCGTTTGTTGCTGACTTATCCAAGTTTGCGCCATCTGTTGCATAACGTTGGTTAAATCCTATCATTGCACGTTGTCGACCCAATAAAATTGGTTGCTTTAATGCTTCTTCAGGGACGCGTATTCCGCTCATAAGTAAATCAATAATATGCTCTGATTCTATTCCATCGTACTTTGCTCTTAATTTAGCAAATGCCGCTGTTTTACGTGCTTGTTCAATGTCAGCTAATGACATTGTTGCGTTACCGCCTGATGATAATTCTGCATATATGTCTTCAAATAAATACATATCGCCTTCGTCAATTAAATCTGATCCACTCATTGCTGGAGCTGATATATTGGAAGTTGTTCCATCTGATGATGCTGTAATTGCTGCAGCACCAAATCGTGCCATTGGTGCTTTAATGGGTGCTTGGAATGTTAAACCGGCAAGTGTTACTTGTCCGTCGATTAAATTCTGATCATAATCAGGAACTATATTTTGCATTCCGTTATTAATCCAAAACGCATCTGCTAAAGTTGTATCAAAAGCATTTCTTAATGGTAATGATTTTGAACGTGCTTTGCGTCTATGGTTAACAATTGTATTATAAGCTTCAACTGGTGTCATATTAACATTAGGTGATTCAAGATGGATTCCCATTTTTTGAAAAAAATCAATACTAATAACTGACGTTGGGTTTGTGTCTAACGTTGTTTGATTTTCATGATATGATATAGATTTTGTCAATTGATTATAATATTTGTTACTTTCAAAAAATGGTATTACGCTTCCTGCTGCTCCATTTTCTTTTTTATATGATCGGTTTAATTCGTCCATTGAACCGTTGAAACGGTCAAATGCAAGCATTGGGACAAAGTGAGCGTAAAGTGTTACGCCAACACCGTTCATTAACATTTCTGATGTTTCCATCATTTCAACGTTAACGCGGATTTTACCGCTTTGAACGCCGTCTTCACGGTGTAGCCATTCGTATTTCAACGGCAGGATTTTACCTGCGTCGCCTGATGTTAATACTCGACCTTTTGCAGATCGGCGTGATTTCTGAATAGAAATCGGGCTGTTTGGTATTAGTTCAGTCATTCTCATTTGCGTTTTCTCCTTGCAATGATTTTAGTTATAATTTTTCGTATTTTCTTACACTTGGCGCACATTATTTTGTGCCATGGTTTTCTTTAAATGAACGTTTAGCGTCATTAAAAAAATCTTGTGTCCATTGAAATATTGGATCATCGCTTATTGAACGAAATCCAAATGTTGGTTGTTTAATTGGACCAACTGTAATTGAATTAATTGAGTAATCAGGCTTACTTTCTAATTTTGGTACGTTTTTTTTAGCTATATTGTTATTTCTATTTTCATAAATAGACATCAATATATCTTTAGCTTCTGCTTTTGTTATATTATTTTGTAATGCAAATGACGCGGCTATTGCGCTTAATGAAGCTGTAAATTCTGATGGTGAGAATTCTAAAACTTCAGGATTTGGAATTAAAAAATCATCTAACTTTCCCGTAGGATCATATGCTGTAACCAATAATGGTACATCATCTTGTCCACGTTGATTTTGCATTGAGTTTGCACTAGCTAACAAATTATCTGTACTTGCGTTAATATTAGTTAGCTGTGCTTGTTTCATTTTTTTATTGTAATTTGCTTCAAGTATACTTGGTATACCTTGTGCAAATGTTTGAAAAAATGCCCCACTGGCTAAACCGCCAGATGGGCCTTTTGTACTACCTTGTCCGCCTGTTGCTCGTAATACTGTTAATGGGTTAAACCCATTTTGCTCTGCTTCGCGTCTTAATTTAGCTAAATCTAAATCATTTGCGCCTTGCATCGCTTTAGCTGTTTTGCGTGCGCCTAATGCGCCAATTGCTACTGAAGCTAATTGTCCCCACATATTATATTGCTCCTGTATTCATTAATGTATCGGCAAATAAGGCGATGCCCAATATTGTGCCTGCTATTGTTGCTATAATGATGTCTTTTAATTTCATTTGATCCACCTCCGTGTTATGAGGTCGATTGAAATTCCAGCTAGTGCTGTGAATCCCAAAACGATACTATCTGTTGTACCAACAGCAACTCCAGCTCCAGCAAGACTGGCGCCTAAGATTGTACCACATCTTGTGATTATAGGTTTTAGGATTTGTTTTAATAGTAGAAATTGCAATTTTTACTCCTTCATATTGTGAAGGGTTAAACTGCTCAATGGCCGATAATATATAATATGATAACCATTTGAGACTAGTTTTTTACCCTATATTTAGTTATAGACTTGTTAAATTTCATTTGTAAAGTCTTTTTTAACACCAAGGTACATATTTTTTTGACCCTGATCCCCCAGTAGGGGTATTTTTTGTGGGTTTGTCCTTACACCTTTTCCGCAGATTCTCTGACCAAGTTTTATTTGGGGATTTTTTCCGCTTTGCTAGAGCCCGTTCGGGCGGTGGTGCGGCTATACGTTCCTGTCTTACAACAGTTGGTTCAAAGATGGAATTTATTCCTCTTCGAACATCGTTTCGTATAGGTTTTCCGCGTGGCTTTGCCTGCTTATTTGTTGTTGTCCTTGTTTGATTGTTTTGATTACTTCGGGTCTTTTTTCGTGCCATTCGTCATTCTCCGTTATTATATGCAATTCTGTACTATCTTCATTTTCCCACTAACATATGGGTATACCGTCCTCTGTTGCTTGTATTAAATGATCTTTTGTAAATATTCCGTCTCCCTCGACTTCCGTCCACGGTTCTACATATTTTACTGGTTTGTAATGTATGCGCTCGTACATTTCTTCGTCTGTATATTCGAGCTCTGTTATATCATCTAAATAGTCTGATACTATTTCTGATATTGGTTCATGGTCGTATTTACTTTCCCATTCGTTCATAAAATTACTCATGAAATTTTCTTTTGTTTTTCCTATCATTAAAAACCTCTTTTCTCTATTTTTTGTGTCTCGTATGTCCCCAAACTTATAATAATACGTTTGTGGTGCGAGTGCCTGGTCTACATATTTATGTGCCAGGTCATTAAAAAATTGATAACCTAGCG